TTAATTTTTTGTAACTCATTCTTACACTCAATCATTTGGCTTTTGTATTTTTTTCTTTCTGTGTATAGTTTTTCTATTATTGCCGGAAGAAATCCTTGACCTTTTCTGGAAAAGAAATGACCGTTTGCAGTAAATGCCAGATTGTCTTTCTTCAGTGAAGACAAATCGACCGACCGTGAAAGTAGATCTTCTACCTTCACATCAATCTTATGACTAGTCAATAGCTTCTCTGGTGATATGTTGTATTGAACGATTAGCATAGGATATAGACTGTTTACGTCAAACGAGGATATCCATTTGTGCATACCTATGATTGGTTCTTTTACGGCAGCACCTTCATATTGTGCATCTTTGTCGCCGTCCTGTCTTGGAGGAATAATCATTTTCATCTTTTTGATATGATTGAAAATTATGATATCCCAAAGTCTAACCTGCTTGAAGACATCCATAAAGTTGACAAGACTATCATAAGCAATGGTCATAATCATTTCCATTAACTTCAGCTTTTCTTCCAACTTTATTACAAGTCGAACGTCATGAATGTTATAATCTATGAATTTTTGAAAGTTTGTCGTATATAGTGTTTTTAGATTACCATCAAACGTAATCTTTGCTTCTCCAAGTTCTTCTTTTGCAACAGTGTCGAGTTTATAGTTCTCTGGTTTAGCGTTGTGAAACTTTTTATAAATTTCTATATAATCTAATGTTACTATACCCAAAAAATCATAAGCAGTATAAGTTTTATTCTGTATCGTCATTGTTCTAGTTTTTATCTCATTCCAAGGTGAGATGTTTCTAGCGTAATCTTTTTCTATTAACCTATTCATTCTTCCGACGAGATAAGGTATATCAAAAAAAGTTATATTGTAACCGGAAATCACATCGGGAGATTCTGCTTTAATATGTTCAACAAACGAGCATAATAGTTGAGTTTCTGTTGAACATTTTCTATATTCTACATTTGATTCGGATGGTGTGTAATCGCCTAGACCAAAAACTACAAAATTTTTACCAACGCCGCAGGTTATTGCTATGACCTTTTGATCAAAAACTTCCATACTAGGAAAACCACTCTCGCAAGTAGTTTCTATGTCAAAGTATAGTACTTTGATTCTATTGAGATCGTAATCTATTCCATTTTCGTACATATCAGAGATGCAAGCATAATCATATTGCTGTAATCCCCAAACTTCATAGTTGTCAACATCGCCGTAGTTGTTTACATAATCTCTTGCTTCTGATATGCTATCAAATTTTATTCTATCTAACCACTTCTTGCCATCATAACTAATATATTTTGTACTTTTCTTAGAAGGCAAGAAAAGACTAGGCTTATATGGAATTTTTTGTTGTACACGACGACCGTGATCGTATCCCGTATACAACACACTATTTCCTCTAACGGAAAAGTGTGTATAAAATTTTGACATGTTATCCCGTAATCAGTGATGATGGTGTTATGAGACCAGTAGACATTTGCCTATATTGTGCGGCAATCTCTTCTGCTGGTTCATAATCATACATAACGAACTTTTTGTCAATCTTTATTTCAGCTTCGGGATTAGTTGCTATTAGTGGAACAATTAGTAAATCTGGACCTTTTGGCGTGTGTCGCATTGCCAGTATTAGTGGAAATCTTATATTGATGTGCGTTTCGGATTGTGAAACCAATTCCGCAACCACATCTTCACCTGTACTCAATCTAAAACATCTTGATGTGCTCATAATGTATCCTTTGTTTTATACGCAAGGGTAAAATTGTTTGACTCAACTTCTACACTCTCGAAGGCAAACGTTCTATGCCCTCGCATTTTGGAGTAGAAATCTCCTATTTTATTGGCTCTCCAATCACCAACGACGACTTCTTTATTTAATCCCGGCCAAGCGGCGCTATTAGTTCCTATCAATACGGCCTTTGATTCTGCTTCTTTATAGAGGACTGAATCTTGATCAAATCTTTTACCAAAAATTTTTAGAAATCCTTTTAGTTTGCCATTATCATCTTTATCTGAAATTACCAAAAAACTATTTTCAATTACCTTTTGTGCTTGTGTAGTGCCAGCATCTTCTATATAATGACCTTCAACATTTATAAAACCAAATCCGGCAGATCGTATCAAAGATTTTAATTGTTTGTTTCTATTTAAATTTTCTTCTCTTGAATATCCCTTTCGGAATGCGGTCATCATACCTATAGTTTTTTCTTTTGTGTGTTGAAATATTCTGGACAAAGAAGATTCGTGTAAGGCGTATTCTTTAAATTCTAGAATATCTGGTTCTTTATTCGCTTTCATTTAAACCCTCTTCTGATTGCAATTCACACAATCCGGACAAAAACATTTCTTTTTCTTTTTGTCTACGTCTAATCAAGCCTTTTACTACTTTACCTTTGGCGAGTCGCCATTTATCAAATTCTTCGGCACTCTCTTCATACTTGCCTTGATTTAATAATTTTAATAATTGTGAATTCTTGAAATTACCTTGGCCGACATTATATACAAAAGAAACCAAAGAGTCAAACATTTTTTGATTAATTTTTACCTTAACTCTGTTATTAATACATTGTTCAAATTCAAATAAATCTTCCAATAATGCATCTTCGGCTTGTTTTTTATTCCAAACCATGCCAAGTCTAATAGGAGATCCTTTATATCTTGTAGTACCATAACCAATTGTCGGAACACCAGCAGAACAAAGATATGCGTGTAATCGCAATCCTTCGAGAGTTTTGATTAAATCAAGACCAGACGTTGAAATGCTTCTCTTTGCCATGATTATTTACCCGTTGAACCAAATCCGCCCGCTCTGGTGGTATTGGATGGTTGTGTTAATGTTTCGACTATGCTGTATTCATAATTCTTCATTAGCTCGCCCTGTGCGATTCTCTGACCGTGTGAAACTACTATATCGGACTTGCTATGATTAATCATTGCAACCTTTAGTTCGTTGACATAATCAGCATCAATAACACCCTCGCAGTTTACTAGAGTCAATCCGGACAATGCTAATCCAGATCTTGGATGTAACCTAACGGAATGTCCATTAGGTATGTCGAGAATAATTCCGGTCGGTATTAAAGCAATATCGCCCGGCTCTATGGAAACAAACCCATGTGTAAGTGAAATTTCTTGACCATTTAATAATGGCTTAGAACCTTCACTCAAATATGCCGCTATGTCAAAACAAGCAGATCCTTCAGTCGCAAACTTAGGAATTTTTGAGTCTGCGAAAATAGGATAAACACATAATTTTATTTCCATTACTTTTTTTTGCCCTATATTATATTTTGCAACCAATCTCCATTCACTCTTTTCTGAATGTGGTATGATTTTTATTTGCTTGATCGATACGCTATTATTCTGCAATACCGATTCGTTTAGTATTTCTACTAAACCCCAAGTCTGCAAAGCCAACGCTATGGCATTTCTTCTAGCTATATCTTCTTCTGAAATATTTGCTGTTTTACCATCAAGCAAAAATAGTTCTTTAAAATGGCAAATGTAATATTTACCCCTTTTGTGTAGTATGTGACAACTTTGATATAAAGTTTTATTTTGTTTTGACGCTACACCAATTCTAGTTAAAGTCTCTCTTATTTTTAGAAAATCTTCTTTATTCTTTAGTTGGACTTCAACAAACTTCTTTACAATATCATCATTATTATTCATGGCAACTCCATTATTTTATACCATTACAAATGACCTTTATTTTATTTATATCTTCTTCACTCAACACTTCTAAATGTATCAGAGCTTCTCTCGTACTGCAATTAAAATATAGCTTTATATGATCAACATTTTCTATTTTTATTTTCTTACCCCAAGAACACTTCCTTTTCTTTGATCTTATGGATTCTCTAAGATAATCATACTGCATCTTTTTCGATAAATGCCAGTTACGATTCATTTCCTGAGCATATAAGATTGTATCTATATTTGAAGATAGGAATCTGTTAATAAGATAAGGATTGTAATCCTGTTCAGGATATTCACCAGTTTCAATTAAGTCTTTTTTGTTTTCTTGTATAGAGTTTAAAAAATCAAATACACAGTTATTGCTCATATTAATTCCAAATAAGATTTACCATCAATTCAGTCAAACACGCCAACAAGCATATTTCTGGATCTACAGAGAAGTTTGCCTTATATTGGTAATCCGCTAAACATATAACAGACTGAGGAACTGATTGCTTTGCTATGTGTTCACCTATGCTATCATAGATTTTTCTATATAGAGCTTGCTGATCTGCATCAGAATTGTTCACCACCCACTCTCTTACCTGTGTGAAGTTCTTATCCTTCATCGACTTAAATAGAGAGGTCAAATTGGCATCTCTAAACTGTCTTAGTACGCCTTCATTTATTTCTTTGTTATTTGAAGCAAATTTTTGCAATTCATTAATAGTCTTTCTAAAGTCTGGAAAGAAGTTCAGTATAACTTGTCCCACAACTTCTGGCTTAAACGTAACCTTTTCCGAGTTCAGTATGAAAGATATTCTTCTATAAACGTCTTTAATCACCTGTTCTTTGTCGGATTTTTGTATCGAAAACTCTACTGTCGAGCATCTAGAATGAATGGCATCTATAATTCTATTTTTGTAATTACAAGTGAGTATAAAAGAGCAATTTATTGCAAAGTCTTCCATAAAGCCTCTCATAGCGGCTTGAGCATCGGGTGTCAAATGATCTGCCTCGTCTAATATTAGAACCTTTCTAGAACCGTCTAGTGACTTGGCCGAAGCATATGTTTTCATCTTAGTTCTAAGAACATCTATACCCCTTTCGTCGGAGCTGTTTAATAACATATAAGAACAGTCCAATTCATTACACATTGCTTTAGCTATTGTGGTCTTACCCATGCCTGGACCACCGCAAAGTAATAAGTTAGGAATTTGACCTTTGTTTACTATTTCTTGAAATGTAGATTTAATGTGTAATGGTAAAATACAATCAGCTACTACGTTTGGTCTATACTTCTCAACCCATAAGAAATGTTCCATATTGACACCATAATAAAAATTAAACACTAGAGTTATCTTATCAGTAGAATTGAATAAAGACAAATATTTTTTATCTGCCTTCGCCTACTTTGTGTAGATATTTTTCTTTAGCTTCGTCAAAGGATTTCATTGAAATTAAATCATCATAGAAAAGAACTTCATCTCGTGTTCTTTCATTTTCTATAAGATTCTTAATTCTTTTAGATGCATACTTCTCTTTCCATAGAGAAGAGAAATATTGTTCAGATGTATCACACTTCTTGATCAAATCTTCTTTTGCTATTTCCTTGCGTAGAAATTCATTTCCATTATTATAGAATGGAGAAAAATAAACACCTCGAACATGTTCAGTTAATACCTTTTCTTTTGGAATCTTTAACTTATCGTAAATAAAATACAAAGAACGAAACTTATGGTCTCTCTTTAATTTCTGACCGTCATCTTTAGTGGCGTGCCAATAATCCCAATAAACTCTAGGATGATTTAAAGCCAACCAATCTAATAGTTTTCTTTTTATATGCCAGGTAGGTTCCCAAGGTGTCTTTCCCTTTGTACCTCCCATATTCTTCCAATGTTTTAGATTATCATATTGAGAATATGTTCCATATAGACTCGTCGTGGTCATTCCAATCAATATATCATTATACTTCTCAAGCCAAGCATTTTGCACGTTGTCGGATAGCGTCATTAAAGCTATTAACTTGTTTCCTAGAAAGTTGTAACCTAATGGCTGTACGGCAACTATGGTAGAACCAATTGCCAAATGATTGATCATCTTTTGCGAAGTTTTGACATCTCTTGACCATCCTATGTGTTTATCCCTAACCGAGAGATCCATAAAGTCGGAAGATATGCAAAATATTCCTAAGTATTTGTTGGTGATTCTATCTTTGACAAAGTATCGTAAATTTCTACCTATGTTGTTGTTAGAAACTTGACTGTGTATAAAGATGCGAAGTAGATTCCAATTTTTGGTAGATTCCGCATCATCACACAATTCAACACAAGGTTCTAGTTTAGAATAATCATCAGGACTATTAGGAATCCAAATATTGTTTTTTAATCTTAGTATTTCTGACATTTGCGTTTCACAATCTAGTGTTACGCAAGTTTCTCCAAACAAGTTCTTAGTGATTTTTTTGACTGGAAACTTTCTTTTTATTTCATGCCATTTCTGATGAAATGTATACTCTTGTACTGTCATCGTGGATAAATGGTCCAATTCCTGTATAGTTATTTCTCGCAAAATATGATCTTCGGTCTTCTCATACTTACTGAAATCTTCGGAATTGAACCATTGATTATACTGTTCGTCTAATGGAATTTGAGATGACATTACACAATATTAAAAGTAAACTATTTGCCGATTTGAGTGTCAGAATCCGGTGCAATCCAATACTGCACATCGTGTCTATTATTTTTAAAGTTTACAACACTTTCACCGACATTTACAGTATAGTCTCCTGGAAGTATTTTGAATTTATCTACAGACAAGAATGCAGAAAAGTTACCAGCAATCTGATCATCCAAATACAAAACATGTTTATCTGACAAATCATTCTTCTTATCATATGCTTGTAGTGTTACGTGTTCTGAGTCTACGGTTATCAAAACATCGGTAAGTTTAAGTACCGAACTCTTTTTTAAGAAATCTTGTAAATCTTGGTCTTTCAATAGAAATTGAATATCATACTCAAGGTTTTGACTTGTATTCTTGATGTATTTTTCTACCTTTTCAAAATCATTTCTTTGTGAAATTATCAAAGGATCGGCAAATCTATAATCAGTTCTACTTTTGTTTGCTATAATCTTTACACTGTTTTCATTGAATTCAAATGTAGGATTTTCAAAGAATGAGACCAGTGACAGAAATCTACTTAGATCATAGATGCCAAAATTAACAGGAAAGTTTTCCTCGACTTCAGCAAATCCAATTATACTTTTATCTTGTGATGATGTCCATATTTGGTTACCAGACTTGATAAAAATTGAGTTGTTTATTGCGCTGAGGTTTTTCAGCAATGACACTGTATGTTGGCTTATCTTCATAATATATCCTAAAAAAATGTGCGGTGGTATTCCACCGCACAGCATTATACTATACTCTTGTCTTTTAACCTAGAGTTTTTGTCTTGCCGTTGCTAAAAACGACAACATTAGGATTGTTTCTGAATTCTCTAGCGAGTCGATAATTATAAACAACTTCCTTGGTCTTCTTATACCTAGTCTTGTTTGTAAAAATTCTATAACCATCCTCACGCAATTCAAATATACGGGCAGACAGATTTTGTAT